GACGAAATTACTCGCATTCCTACGGATGTACGCGAGGCGTGAGTGGGGACTCGTCTATAATACCCCACCACGCTCAAGATTGTTTGGAATCCTACCCGTGATGGGACCAGAAGGGTCCCATTCCGAAAGAGTTCCTGGATACCAGGAACTCAACTGAGAAAAAAAATTAACAGTTTGGATCTCCTACTTTGGAACACTGTCCACAGCAGGGATAATCTTGAGAATAGTAATGACTCTCGAACGCGGCCCAATCTACTTCGTCCTGTCCTTGAATAGCGGCAAAATGCTCGCAATCAGGGTGTGGACAATACCAGATCATATTGCCTTCTGGGTCAATTCGACCCCGTTCGTCATGACCGGTCCTGAAATCAGGATAAATAGCACTCACATCGTCACTGTAATGATTACAGTCAGCTTTGGGACAGGAATGTATCATTCCTCCTTGTGCCATGGTCAATTGGTGATCATGCCCCTCATTGAATTTTGAGGCTGGTTTCACCTGGTTCTTATTCTCTTCTTCTTGCTCTTCTTGTTCAGAGTAGTCAACCCACTCTTCTCCACCATGGAAATGTTTTTGAATCCACAAATTCATATCCGTTCGAGTATCCCGAAGGACACTCTCCATCTTCTTTGACACATGCAACAACATTACTGGAGCATCGCTTGGTGCCGATTGAATCAATCGATTGATATTCGATCGTGCTTTCCTGAGCTGCTTGATTTGCGTTGCCATATCTTCCATAGCCAAATTGGCCATTGCAAGAACGTTCATTGAGTTTGAGTTTGATTTTGGGGTGTTTGTTTGCGTTTCAGTATCCATAAGTGGGTGTCGTAACGCGAGCAAGATACAACTTAGGGTTAAGCTCGGCCTTCTCCTAAGAGGGTCACACTATCGTAGTGACTGCACACGCAGGTTGCGAAGCCTGTTACGCAAAGACGTTCTTCTAAGTTTGGGTACTCGACTCGTGGTTCGAACTCGACCGTGAGTTTTCTTCATTCTAACGAAAAACGGGTGTCCTGAAGGGACAATTGTTTGAGCAGTTTAAAGACATACTCAGGTCATGGATTTGTGCTTTCCAAAGGCACTGGTTAGGATTTCTCCAAGGATAGCACTACGCTAGAACTTGCATGCAGTGGTTCTAACATAGCCGGAACAATAAGAGTCCAACCTCGGGCGCCATCGGTTGTCCACTACCATTTTCTGCGAGTGAATGGTGTTGAGACAATCCTTAATTCGGGTTACCCAATTTTGCGCTTTGGGGTGTCTAGCACCTTATTACGCTGTGCTTAGAAAGAAGGACTTTCATCGCACAAATACTCCACTCTTGTTTTAACAAGAGGGAAGCGGTCCGTCTTCTCGTATAGCGCGTCAGATATCACTTTGACATACTTATTGAAAACTTCCTCTGGATGATGAGCAAGTTCCCGAAAAGCAGTCTCACAATTCTGAATACACGCCTCGAGTTCATCTGGGCACTTGCGTACCCAGTTGCAACACTCTAGGATGACGTCGAGTGACAAGGGTGCTCTCCACGTGCCGTCTTCATAGCGAAAACCACGCTTGAGGTAATTTACCTCAGTGATATTTCGCCAATCAGCGACCTCGTTATCTGACTTTGCCTCATCGGTATAAATCATACCAATGGTGGCGTAAGCCCTCGTAGCTGCGTTTTGGTTGAATTTATCTGCAACTGCTCCTGAGAAATTGATGACATTGTCATCACCATAGCTAACCATAGACACATTTTCATGAAACCTTGGTGCTTTGCGTTGTGCATTTTCGTCACCGAAGCAGCGATAGTACACGATTCTCATTGAAACAGAATTGTAGAATGAATTCAACACAGTAGTAAGGGGGTTGCCAGATGGTTGTGAGTGTGTGAGTTGGATGAATTTTCCAGAACACAAGTGTACTGAGTTGAAAACTTCCACCAACAAAACCTCACGCACCTTTGCATTCTCGGGTCCGTCATCGTAGAACGCATTCGCCACAGCGGCGAACTCCTTCATGATTCCAGAATTCAGCGTTCCATCAAAAGTCGAAAAGTCTCCAGCGAACACTCTCTTACCAAACAAGCGAAGCTTTTTGACTGTCGCCAGCCAATCAGCTCCAAAAGGATTGGTTCCGACCGATTGTTCATTCTTGATACGATTTTCCATGATGTGAGCAATGAAACCCAAGAAATACATCCTAAAAGCTAGGGTGTAATCCATTGGTCCATGAGCAAACACACGGGTCTTAAGCGCATCAACTTTTTCGATGGGTCTTCTTTCATCCTTGAGAGTGTCAGTCCATACAGTGGGATAACGAATCCCAAGTTTGGCTTGGTGAATTCGTTCTTCAACCAACAGTCGAATTTCTTCTGAATACAACCACTCGTCAGTTCCGAACCACGTTGTTTTTCCTGGAAAACCAGACTTCTTATTGAAAGTATGCGGATATCCAGGAGAACTTTGACGTTTGATTCCTTCGATGTATGGACTCAGGTCACTACCAGAAACAGCCTCTTCATATGTCAATATACGAGCTAACCTCTTACGAGACTCGCCCGAAATCAACAATGCTTTGACTTCTCCCACGGCACGATCGATTTCGTGTTGTGGTATGTAAGGCGTGTTGATAGCGCACTTCTCCATATTCTTGTGGATCATGTTCACGTCACGATGCCTAAGATAGGCAGGTTTGGTGATGGGTTCAATGTATCCGTGAATTTTGGATGGTCGAATGTCGGTGTTGCATGGAGGCATAGACAGCCTACCACAAGAGCCAATGAAGCCAAACGTTTCAGCAGGCATGTCGAACATATCAACGAAATCTTTCGTGACATAATCGGCACCTAACTGAAGGTTTGCACTCTTAATGACTACATTAGGCAGGTCGTCATGATCCGTGATGATGGTATCCAGTCGGGAGAGATAGCGCAACAAATCAGCTTGAGTCACTGATTGTGCTATGGCTGACGAGCCATCTGTATACGCCGCAACGTGTATCCCAGCAATTTTCCTGAGGAACGATGTATCATTGACTATGACTGGTGAGCCACAGTCTCCGTAACTCGTATTCAGGTTGTATTGCAAAGAATCACGGATCTCTTTCTTCTTTCCACCATCCAAAGCGAGAACAGCATGTTGAATTGTGCAATCAGCGTTTCCTAGAATTTTGAATATTCTTTGTCCATTCGTTTCCATGATTGTAGGAAGACAGATGTCAGCCCTACGAATAGAAAGTTCAGGATTCTTCTGGAAATGTTTCACCAAATCGGTGTGGCAATTCACATGTCGTGGAAACTTGATGAGCATTGCGTCCTTAGCATTGCCCTCAGTATCGTGAATGGGAACCATTTTCAGGTCAGAAATAGGCACAGTGAAAGATGCACCAAACATGTTCTCAATAGTCATACTACTCTTGCCTTGAAGATAAGGCTTGAGATGTTCAACTGTTAACATGCAGGTGTCACGGACAAAAAGTCCGTTCAACACACTGACTCCATCAACTGAAATCCGATAAAGGTTTCCAAGAACTCGATGTGAAATCAAGTCCTGAGCACCACGATCTTTCCATGCCTGCAACTCTGCATCATCGGAACCTTCGCACACTGCTCGGGGGAGATTCTTCGTTCGACTGTCACCGGAGACTGACGCCTCTTGTACAGCATTCATCTTTCTCACTGACACAATTCTGTCTGCTGGGATGTTCTCACACAGCAGGCAACCATTGCTGGTTTCCCACACTTCTAAATCGGATAAGTCCACGTGAATCGCGACATTTCTGTTGGGCAAATCAATGGGGGGAGTGTTGATGTAACCTGGGTGGAGGTGGACAAAAGCTCTGTTGATCTTCTTGATACCTTCTTTGTGAATCGACTCAACTCGAGATGAATACGTAAAGTGCGTAGCTTCAGTGCATTTGCTCCTCACGTACATCTTTTGAGGATCAACCTCAAATGAGTGTCCTTGAACTGCTCGGATCCTATCCTTGACGATATCCATTTCATACCTCTTCTTTGGGTCTTGTTGCACGACGGAGAGCAAAATGTCTCGTGTGTAACCCTTTGAGCTGAGGTGATCAATGACGGCGTCGATTTGGACCCATCCATCTTCAGTCACGATTTCATGACGAAGGGCTCTTGAAAGATGCTTGGACATTTTCACGTCCAAGATTTCCATCTGAGCTCTCTTGAGGTGCGATGTCTTAGAATCTCCAGACACGCTAGCCTCAGCGATCAATCGTTTAACGTGAGCAGTTTTGGAATCACCAGAATTGAATCCTTCCGGGATTGGAAACTCGAGAGTTTTCTCTTCCTCTTTCTCGCTACCAAAATACTTGAATAATCCGAATATTCCAAGACCACCGAGCAAAAGCCCGATAGATACTAGAATCTTCTTAATAGACAAGAATTCCTTTGCGGATTTCTTCCATTTTTGTAGCATTGTGAGTTCGAGAGGTCTCTCCATGAGGGTTTGGTGAATCGAATTTGGATCTGATGTCTCATAGTAGTCCTCAATGGTGGGTGAAAGTTCACTCACTTGTCGGACTTCTGACTCGAAGATGTTGAAAGTTCCTTCTTCCAACATGTCTTCCACGACAACACAATCTCTCTCTCTGAATGGGTTCATGACTTGCTCCACGGCTTCCTTTGCTTCTGTTTCTTTTGCTTTCTCCTCTTTGTTCTTCACAAGAGAAGATACGTCAGTGAAAGGGTTCTTTTTCAAGAGCCCCCTCATCCTTTGGAAACGAGCTGTATCCATACGTTCTGCAATTGATTCATTGAAATTTAAGGAAGCACCGAAGTTCGCGGCAGCGTGATTGAGCACATACGTGACCAATTGTTCATAATCCATCTTTTTCATCTCACCTTTCTCGCTATCGTACATAGGCTCCATTGTTTCGGAGTTATACACAATAAACGAGTACACATTAGTATCCATTCCAGACACACACTTTGTAGTGTCCAATCGCTGCACGACCTGTTGGGTTTCCGCATCAAAACCTTCTGTTGCGAATTCTGGTTTGATTTCAACCTTGCACAGAAGATCGATACGTCTGCGATACGCACTTGGGAAAGTAATTGAAGATACTTTCTGGTGTATTTTGTTGGAAGTGAGAATACAAAATTTGGAAATGAACTTGGTTCGTGCTTTCTCGTTAAGTGTCGCCATGTGGAGAGGATACGGAGCAGCATTACCAGCGCGAATGATTTCAAAGTATTCTGGATTGGGATTAGCAGATGTATCAGCGAGTTGACCGAAGTCATCCCACACGCACACATTTTGGCCTGCATATCCATCCCAGAACTCTTGTTCCGCACTTCTGAAATACGTTTCCGAAGCGATGTCTTTTGCTTGTTCTTCATTGTCACACAACGCGGCATTGAGATCCGAGCACAAAGCCCACAACATTCCAGATTTTCCGACGCCTGACTCACCAAAAAGATGAATCATGTACGGCTTGACTCGAGGACGATTGCCTAACGCTCCACTATGATCAGCTTCCTTGAGGAAAGCCGAACATAGCGCGAACGTCTTTTGGAAATGGTCGCGAAGATCGTCTTTGATTTTGAGGGCGTTGAGATTGATTGAGTATTGCATTCCCTGTTTGTACAAGCGAGAAATGGTGTAAATCAGTCTCTTCTCAGTCTTAACTCTTTCGCAAACTGGGTTTGCAGGGTTGACCAAGGAGAGAACTTCTTTAGACCACTCACTGTAGCCACAAAGATACTCATCCAATCCGTTCTTCACCATTCCGGGGAACACTTGAGAAATCATCCACTCTGCAACATCCGTGAAGATGTTCCAAGAACTTTTGGCAAAGTCAACTATGCTTTTGAGATGTCGGCTCCGTTCACCAAAGAATTTCAACATAGCTTGGGGATTCGAGACATTTGGAAGACCAAGACTACACTGCAGGATACCAAAAATGGTAACTGCTAGTGCGGTAACGGTAATCGTCGTGTGTTCTGACAACCAATTCTGCACTTGTGCAAAAATGGTGAGATCATCGAGTTGCAAACCTTGCAACTTTGCCTCTTTTGCTATATATCTATATCTAGGGTGGAGTTGTACGTCTTCTGCTGTAAAGAGCCAGTTCTTGATAAGTGTGACGACACTTGAACCGAACTCCGAGCACACGTTCAACAACAACGAAGCAATCATGCAACTACGCTTTGCCATCGCCAAATTTGCAAAAATTTTAGCGATTTTGAGCATAGTAGGAACCAAGTCATAGTCTTTCCACATTATCTTCACCGGAGTGAAAGCTGTTTCCAGCTGGGTGAGTACTGATGTGGCTTGACGTGCCATGTTTCCGACATCCTTAAGAACATCTACCGAACCATTCGCAAATGTAGAAAACCTGTTGGCAGCATCTACCACGACTGGAACAGCGTCAGAAATCTCTTGGGTTACACGCTCAGTATTTGCCAAAGAATTCTTGGCGGACCTAAGCATTTGCAACACGGCATGTTTCGCGCACTTTCTCCTTGCAACTTTGTCAATGTACGTGTAGTACCTTTCGTATAATGGGTTTTGGGGTTGAGTTTTGCTTTGTGATACCATGGGTGGGTGTCGGAACGCGAGCAAGATACAAACTAGGGTTAGCTCTTCCTTTGCCTAGTAGGGTTTCACTAACGTAGAAACTACACACGTTGGGAGCCTATCTCCAAATGGCTGAGAATTCCTTCTAAGTCCGGTTACTCGACCCGTGGTTCAAACGTGACCGTGGGTTTTTGCCTTTCTGACGAAAGAATTTTGTCCTGAAGGGACCACACACTCATACATTCATTCATACCAGTACCTGCACCTGAAGTGGTTATTGCGGTACAAACCCGGGATGAAGGGATTTATGGGTTGATAGGCCTGAGACCTAAACCAAACACTGGACAACCAATCATAAACCCGAAGGTTAGATCGTCTTTTGCTCCAACATACAAATCTGCTGCATTATCTGCAAGTTCATCATTCTTGAATGTTTTCACTCGTACATATGGTAATTCAGGATCCAAATTGGAATTGAAAAGTTCTATCCCATCTACTGACGTAATCAATTTTGAACAAACTTGTCTTCTTGTCTGCGAATAGAAAGGAACTGAAATTTCATGAATTGGATTATTTGGCGGTGTATAATGATATGGACAATTGGACGAATCTTCGATTAGGGTAATTGCATCTAATAATGTCAAATAAGTTTTAAGACCCGTTCCAGCTTTATCTAATATTTTGTAACCTACACCACCTCGATAGAAGTAGTAAATATAGGAACAAACAGTAAGATATCCACCGGAACGAAAATCTATAACATTGGGACAAATTTTGAAAGGCAAATCCGTATCTATTGTTTGTATACCAGTTTTGTGCAGACGATAAGCGCGAGTTGCTTCGCGCAAATTCGTACACATCTCACCGGCAACAGTTTTTGTAGCTTGAAGATTGTCATTTAAACCATTTTCACTATCGAAAACCAAATATTTTGTACCTTTAGGTTCATTGGTTACATTGATCTGCAAAACAGCTTTCTTAGCAGGCGGCTTGAACTCATTAAGCGGATAATGAATACGCGGAGTGGGGTAAGCCACCGCCGTGTTGCTAGCGAATTTCCACACCAAAATTTTGATACTCTGTGAAACAGTGTCGGGACATGAAAGCGGAGACACAACCCGGATTACCAATGTACCAACGGTAGGAGGTAAAGTTTCCTTTTCAGGAACGGGTGCAGTAACAGAATTCATTCTTTCATTGAACATAAGGAATTTATGAACAAAAGGAATTTCGAACGACATCTCGTTTTGCTCAGTAATATCAAAGATCTGACGATAACAATTTGTAGTATCCAAAGCTGACAAGTCAGTGTTAGACAAATCGCGTTGATTTGGAATGAAGAAAACTTCAAACCTACCAACATGGAAAGCAGTTTTAACCAAAGAAATACGATATGTCCAATCAGCTCTATACATATGGAAATTTTGCAAAATGAATTCACTGAGACAGTGATCGGTTGCATCTATGTTGTAAGGAGCTTCAGGAGTTCCAAGATTTATTCTTTTAGTGTTAGGGTTTTGCACATCGCGAGAAGCGCTATATGTGCCCAAAATCGAATTGTAATCTGCTGTAGTGGACCAATCAATCACATCTACCAAGCCGGGGCGTGAGCAAATATGACTAATTTCCATTTCATCGACATTAGATACGAAATTTTGTTCTTCCTCAGCTATTGAATTATCATTGCACATACCGAGTACCACTCCTGAATCTTTCGATTTGAAGTGTGACATGCCTCGACCAGGGATATGGGAGAAAGGGACTGCATGAGAACCTTCAATTGGTCGAGACCAACCAAAGATTGAAGCAACCTTACCCACAATGTTTGAAGCCCACTGGACAGGGGCGGCATACTCACTAACAAGCGGAACATTTTTCAAAACGCCAGCCACAGATGAAACGCCAGAGGCGATCTCTTCAATGGGACCTTTCGCTTCTTTCTTAGCTTGCAGGACAGCTCTTTTGTACACAGGTGTGTTTGGATAGGTGATGGGAGTAGGGAATTTCAACTGGATATTATCGAAGGACGCATAAACTTGAATTGGTATTTTAAGTGCATTGTCCGCCACGAGAAGTGGCGTTAGCATCCAAACGTCAACTCTATAAAGCTTTTGGGAATCCAAAGAAGCTCGCTCAGCATCAGCTTCAGCAATCCATGGGACAACGAGTTCGGCGGCGGTGTTTGTCTGCAGATCAAGTTCCACTCCTGGATAGGAAGTCACTCCTACACGTCCTTTCCGATCTATGCGAGCATAGTTTCGAAGAGTAGAGGTGTTTGGGGACAAATCCATGGGAGAATAAGTAATCCACAAGCGACCAGCAATAAAAGGATTGGCATTAACCAAAATCCTCAATCGCACATCTGCTTTAAACCACTCAAAATTCCTAATTTTCTCAAACTTGTTTCCTAAGACCATAAGATCGTAAGGAAAAGTAAAAGTTTTAACAGGAGTCTGAGTGATATCATTCGTTGTTATTGTTGAAATGGGGTTAAGGGATGGGGATGAAGAATCCAACCGTGATTGCCACAAAAGCGTTGGACGCTTAAGGAAAGCAATAATGGAAGATAATTCATTGAATCTATCGATCCTTGTTTGGGGAGCTGTTGATTCAGTGTTCGATACAACTGCTGCATCATTGAACGCTGTTTCTTCGATCCGTTCATCAACGTTTGCGGTAGCCTCAGAAGACATTACGTTGAGATTGTCTTCTTCAGTGGCCATAGTTGGGGTTGAATAAGTTTCGATTGAAGCAGGTGAGGTTACAAACTCTCATTTCCGAAGAAATGTTGACTTTACACCCATAAAGTCGGAGTAGGTTGACGAAAGGCAGTTTGCAGGGCTGCTGCGGAGAGGCCATCTCTAAAAAGAGCTCTCTTTATTGGATAGCATTACTAGATATTGTCGTCATTATTGTCTAGCAAGATCACATCCATGCAACTTAGTGTAAAACGTCTAATATTCTTACGTTGGTCGCGGGGGGGATAAAACTACTTAATATAAGTAGAGTTCAATTTAACGTCACAACGTGTGACGGATTTATGTCTTTTACTGACAGGGAAAGTTATACTCATTCTGCCATGAGTTATTCAAGTTAGACACAAGAATAATGTGTTCTAAAATTGGGATTTAGGGTTTGGGATGGAGATTTATACTACACATGATACATACTCGTCTTTGGTACGTCTTCCGGTCATTAGGAAGTTCCATCAGACTGGTGCTAGGTAGTCTCCGACACAGACAAAATTTTCTAAAATCCTGTGTCATTGACTGGAAGGGGCAAAAGCCCCTCC